ATCTTTGGATATGCGCCGGTAACGCGGCCTGTGGGGGAAATGATCCCTTCGGCCTGAGCAAGCCCGTACATGTCATCGGCAAGGGTAATGGTGCCGGTCGTATTCATGGTCACGCCAGAATTGCGCGCCGCGTCGTAAAGCTGCCCGGCCTCACCTTTTAGAGCATCAACCGTTGGGGCACTGGTCTTGCCGAAAGCCTGCACGCCTCTCATGATCAATTCAGGGCCAGCAGAGAACGCGCCAGCAAGAGCTGCTGGGCCAAGGGAACTCAATAGAGCGGCCTTGATTTCTTCACCGCGTGCCATCTTGTCAGCCGTGCCAATGCCAAGCGTTGACAGGACGGAAGCGGCTGTGCGCGGGACAAGGTTGCCAGTGAAGCCCAAGAGCTTGCCGCCAAGCTGTGTCGCGCCAGCGGCTGCAATAGGGGCGACAGTACCGGCCACGCTGCCCGCCGTTGCGGCATTGCTGTACTGAGACATGTCGGCATCGTTGATAGCGCGTCGGGCTTCCGGCGTTTCGCCAAACGTCAAGGCGTCCAGCTGCTCTGACATATTGCGCAGCGTCGGCCCAACAACTGGCATAGCCTCAAGGAAGCCGGTTGCTGCTGAATTGATCGGGTCAAGGATCGGGACGCTAGACGGCTGATACCCTGGAGCGTTCTGCTTTGGTAGCCCGTCATAGCCAATCGCGCCAAGCATCGGCCCGAATACCGGAACGCCGGTAAGGTTCGGCTGCGAACTCAAATTCGGAGCGGCCTGCTGTTGCGGAGCTAGATCGGGGAACTTTTGCGAAATAAGCGACTTGATCTGCTCAGGCGGCATATCATCCGGGAACCGGACAATGACCCCATCGGGCATGCGAACATTTGGCATCGCTAGCCCCCTAGGTACGTGGTGTAGTCAACAATCTGCGCGTTCCCAGCCGGAACGGTTTGCGTTGCCCCGATATTGGCCAACGGGTTCGGAACGGATGCTTGCAGCGCCCGCCCTTCTGCCGGAGAGATTTCGCGGTTGGCAACCTTCTGCGCAATTTCCGCCTGCGCAATCGTGTATTCGTTGATTGCAATGGCCGTAGCGATGATTTTCTGGTTACCGCCCGGCTGATTGGCGATTGAGGGCAAGGACTGCTTGAACAGGGCTAGATCGGCATCGGACATAGTGCCGGAGCCGGGCGGACGTTGACCGGGCACCATTTGGCTAATCAGCGCCTGCGCAGCCTGCACGTCATCCAAGCCTTCGGACGGAATACCAAGCGCGCCAGCGACCTGCACAAGCTGGCCCTGAGCGCCCTGCGGAGCGTTGCCCAGCAACTGCTCCAACTGGCCCATGCGAATGTTGTTGGTCTGTGCATTGCGTCCGGCGTCGATCAGCATCGCCTGCTGTTCGGCCAGTTTCGCATCCATGCTATCGTAGAACTTGTCAGACCCGCCCGTATTGACGGTCACGAGCGGGTTAGCGCCTTCACCGAACTTTCCAAGCGGCTGCACTTCGCCGCTCGTTTTGTCGGTGCGAACAATGCTGCCATCCGGCAATTCAATGAACCCGTAGTCAGGCCCGGCAGACTGCGGGTTGCGCAGCGCGTCCAATTCAAGACGGGTCTTTTCCAAGCCCATCTGGTACATGGGGTCGCTTTGCTGCATATCCTGACCAAGGAGGGCTTGGACAACCGCCTGTTGTTCCGGCGTAGCCCAATCAGCACTGGTCATGCCAATCAGCGCCTCACGGCTGGGGTCAGCACCAAGCGCGGCGAACTGTTCGTTATAGGCAGCGCGGCCCGCATCTTCGCTAGCCGTGATATCGCCGCTGAGGTTTTTGTACCCAATGGCATTGCCCAGCACGCCAAGGCCGCTACCGAGGTCTGTGGCAGGCGTAAGGGCGCGGGCGGCTAGTGCAGCCGCAACGGCTTCATCGCGCTTAGCCTTGGCCGACGATGATTTGCCGCCTGTGTTATTGAGCCAGGTAAAGGGTGAGGTTGCCATTATGCCCGCTCCAACGCTTTGCCGTAGTCCACAGCCAACATGCCGCCAATCTTCTTGACCGCCTCAGGGTGCTCATTTTCGACCTCTTGAGCCAACAGGCCCATATGCACGGTCGGGTCACCCTTGTAATTGAATTCGTAAATGTTCTGGCCATCGTCTGTCTGGCCAACCTTGCGAATGTTTTCCTTGGCGTTTTCGTCGGAAAGCAACAGCCCTGAGCCAAGCGAGAACAGACCGCCAATCAGGCTGTTGTTCTGGCCCTGCTGCTGCTGATAGGCCGCGTTGCGGTTGGCGTAATCGTTCTGAGTTATGCCAGCGACATCAGTCCCGGCCACTCCGGTTTGCGGCGTCCCTCCGAATTGCGGCATTGCAATCTGGCCTTGCCCCGCGAGAGCAAGAAGCTCATTCAGTGGAGCGTTGCGCTTTGTGAGAGCTTCACTGACGCCCTGTTGACGCGCATTGAGGGAAAGCTGGTTGCGCGCGTCATTCTCAGCCTGATCGATCTGCGCAACGCCACGGTCATATGCAGCCGAGCCCATTTTGATGCCGGAATTCGCCAGCGCGGTAAGGCGGCTTTCGCGATTGGCTGCAAGCTGTGGATTGAGACGCTTTGACGCTAGTTCATTGATTTGATCTTCAACGGCGCTATCGAGGCTGAACGGCTGATCAAGAAGCCCACCAATGCGGCCCGATTGCGTCTTGGCGACATTGGCAAGGTTCAGCTGGGCATCGCGACCCGTGTCGAAAATCTGCTGGCCCTTGCCGTCAAGCGCGGTTGTCTGCTCGAATTTAGGCGTGCCATCTGCCCATGTGCCATTTTGCCGCCATGTAGACGAACCACCCGGCCCGTACTGGTTGACGGCGTTGAGTCCGGCCTGTGCGATTGCTGTCTGCTTATTGCTAGCAGTCTGCGCGTTCGCAGTGTCTTGCGGGTTCGGGGGCGTGGGAGCGGACTGTTTACCGATTTTCGGGCCTCATACATTTGTCGCGCAAAGCGTCGTATGAGGACGGGGCAAGCCGGGGCGCTTACTGTGTGTTAACAGAAACCGGGTTGATTTGCAATGATCGCCGCCCGATGCGGCTTTCGCGCCACGCATCATCGGTCAACAGATGCAATACGCCGTCATCATCGCGGCCATAGAGCCGGGGCACGACAACCTGCTGGAACCCGAATGCCTTGGATATGCGATTAATCCCGCGCCCGGTTTCAGTCTCGTTCTTTACCGACGTTCGCATAACCACCATTTGGCAGCCCAATTGCTCGAACGGGTATTGGAACATGATGTGGAGCGATTGGCGGGTTAGCCACCGGCTGGATTTGCTTGCCGCCGATATTTCAATGATGCCAGCGCGCGGGTCGTAATTGTTGTAGACCACGCCGGCAATCAATACCCCATCGTCAGCCCAGCCAATGGCAGTGCAATTGCCAAAGCCCGCGCCGGTCACGAATGGCGGGTGTGAAGCTACCCACTGCGCAACTAGATCGGTCTGGCCATATATTGGGGTGATCATTTAAAAGCAGTGGGGCCGCGTGCGGGTCAAAACACGCGGCCCCTTCCGGACAGGAGAGCGCTTGGGAGGGAGGAGCACCAAGCAACTGCAACGTAACATTTCCCGCGCCATACGCAATCCCTAAATCATGATTTCCCCGACTTCATACAACATGCTCATATTCACCAGCTTTGCGCCGGGGTTGGCCTGAGAGCCGGAAGCCATTTGCAACTGCGGGGCGATGGAATATCCGGACTGATTAACACTGACCCATCCGGTGTTATATGGGTTTTCCTCTACGCCAACATCCCATAGCGCCACGTCCCACAGGCCAACATCCCATAGGCTTGCCGACGATGAAATTGCCGGTGCAGACGGCGGTGTAGGTAGGGAAATGGTGTAATCAGTCGAGACGGACAATTGCGGGTTGATTTCCGCGCTGACCACAAATTGCGCCCGCATGGCTATTACCGTCTTTTGATAATCGGCAATGCCCAGATCGGTCCATGACATGACAACCGTTGGATAGTAAATCGAGCCGTTATCGTACCCGGTCACTTCCATGCGCAAAATCTGGCCAGAATTGTTGCCGAAGAACACGCTATCATCATGCAGGACCATGCACCGCGCACCCCATCCGGGCCGCTTGCACCAAGCCCCGGTTGTAGAGTTGACCACATAGCACCATGGCGGGGTGACATTATCGTCACCAGTCGATGGCGTAGAGATAATCAGCCGTTGCCGGGTTGGCCACTTGACGATTTCCCAAGGGATCGACCGGCGCTGGCGTGCGTCAAAAATCCAGTCCGGGGCAATATTCCGGGACACGGCGAACAAGCCGATTGCGGCCTTGTCCTTGGTCACTGCCTCGCTAATTGGGATCAGGCCGTCAACCGTTGCAATAAGCAGGTTGCCACCGGCCTTAATAAAAGCGTTCTTCCCCATCGGGGCTGGGCACGAATAGACGCCGACAATAGAGAAGTCTGCCGGGTTTGACGGATCGCTGCCCTGATACACGGCAATCTCACCTTCTGTGGACATGATAACCAGCTTGTCATCAAGGCCGGAGCCGCTATCGAGGGACCATGTTGCCGTGAACAGAACGGAACCGCCAAGCTGAAATACGCCAGCCAGGCTGATCTGTATGGCCGCGCCGCCGATGCTATCCACAGGCAGAGCCCAAACGTTCATCGTCCCGCCTTCAACGAAATAGATGCGGTTGCGATAAGCATTGACCTGAGAAAGTGACGATGTGGTCACGCCGGTAATGGCGGGCGTGCTGACGCCGTCAATGGCGGTCCATGTGGTGCCATCGTGCAATTGCGGGTCATCAGTGCCGGTCACCGCGTAGAGATAGTTCCCGCCTGCCGTGGCAAAATTGAGCGTCGAATAGTAGTTGGTCGCCTGACCCGTCACCGAAGCGGCTGGGGGCGTTTCGTTGTCAACTGGCGTTGTGATGTCGAATATCTCGCCGCCACCTGCTGCGAACATCTTGGTGACCGACGATGCGCCAACATACTCGAATAGGCTTTCGCACTCGAATGCGGCGGCTGTGGCGATAGTGGCGTAAAGCTGAGAACCGCCCATAACCTCAATGCCGGTTTCAGTCGGGAACCAGCATTCCAGAACCTCAGCGGGCGGGCCGTAGAGCTTGAACGGCATGCGGGCTGCTGCGAGGTTCTTTGCCGACACCCAGCCGCCTGTAGGGGCTGGAAACGACTGTGAACGCGAATTGGGCTCTTGAGCCTGCGGAACCGGGACCTTGCGCCCTGCTACATACGGCATTGATCACACTCCACAGATTATGGCGTCACGCCCCATGGGAGCGCAATGGTCGCATTTGACGGATATCGGACGTTGCCAACAACGATCTGCTTTGAGCCCTTATCGTTCCCGATGGACATGGCAAGAGCGTCCTCAAAATCGCTCATGTCCTGAGCGTAGGGGCGGCCCTTGTCTTGCTTCCACTTGGCAATTAGCCCGAGCCGCAACAGGCGCTCATCCAACCGGAAGCTATCCGTATCGGCTGTGAACGCGGTTTTTGAGGCGTTGGCGTTGTCTTTGAATTGCAGATTGTTGATGAAATAGAACTGCACTGTGTCAGCCAGCGCCATGGGGTCGGACTGCCCGCCCATGCGAATGTTGAACTGATCTCCCAGCATCGTCCACGCGCCAACAACGGCGGTGAAGTCCTGCACGATCATGCCAAGCCACAAATTCAGGTCCTGGATATGCGTCAGGGGGCGGTTAGGCGAACCGGACGGCCACAGCGATGCAACCTTGAGCATGCGGACGTAATTGGCAGGCTTGTCGAATGCCAGCGCTACACCGTCACCGGTCAACGTGCCAAGCGAGGTGAACGCCTGCCAATCGTATCGGTCACGGATGGCGGCCGCAACTTCCGCAATCGTCGCCTGCAATTCGAGGGAGGTCGCGCTCGTATCAGCGATAATCTGCGAGGGGCGCGCGATGCCGAGTTTAGGGGAGGCCGCTTGCACTACTTCAAGAATGGTCATAACGGCCTCCTTAGGGCTTGTTAGGCGTCTGCTGCGGCCTTCTTGCCGTTCTTGGCAAGGAATTCATTGGCCTCAGTAATCAGGCGGGCGCGCTTCCATCGCCCATCCACTTCAATGCCAGCGTCGGTCAGATAGGCCTTGATGTCCTCATCTTCAAACGTAGCCCAACGGTCATCCTCTGGCGCTTCGTTCTTTTCGGTGTTCTGGACTTTCCCGCCTGCCGTGAGGGCGTCAATCTGCGCCTGCATATGGGCAAGCGTCTCATCACGGGCTGCAAGTTCGGCCTTGAGGTAGGACGTATCGGCACCCTGCGCAGCAATATCAATGTATGCCTGCGCTTTGTCTTTGAGTTCACGCCCGCCCATTCCGAGACGTTTCAGATTTGAGCCGTCAAGGCCTGCCAATGCTTCTGCGGTATGGATATGCAGGGCCTTAAGCTCAAGGCGTTTGCCCTGCGTCAGGAATGGCAGTTCTTCCAGCGGAGTGCCGCCAAGGGCTTCTGCGGTGCCGTTCTTGAACGCCAGATATTCAGCGTTGTACTTCTGTGCGTAGGTGCGCTGGGCGCGGTTGCCGAAGTCATCCAGACCGTCCCAATCCGCGAATTCATGCGCCGGGAATGTGCCCCATGTCTGGGTATTGCCCGCATGTTTGATGTCGCAAACTTCCATTTCGTCGTAGATCGGTCGCCCCTGCTTTTTCGTCTCACCCTCATTGGGGGACGGATGCACGCGGAACACAACGTGCGTTGCAGCTTCGGGGACTTGCAGTTTAGCCATGGGTTAATTCCTTGTCGGGTTTGAGCCGCATTCAACATAGCATTTCATGCTGATATGCAAAAGGGGCCAGCGATATGCCAGCCCCTTGCATTATTTGCCAGCACCGGCTTAGGCAGCCAGACCGTCATCCATGAACGGATAGCTGATTTCGAATTCAGCCAGACCCGCAGAAGGAGTGCCGATAGCGGATGCGCCCTTGGCACCCTTGACGCGGTCGCCAGCGACAACAGCGTCATCAACAGAACCGGCGGTTGCGGTGGCGTAGACATTGGCATTGTCAGCGAAGCCGGCGAGGACCTTGCCCACGGCCTTGCCCTGGATTTGGTACCAACCATAGTAGCCAGTCACGTTTGCCGACATGGCAATCGCGACGGGGCCGATGGCATTGGCGGCCAAAAGCGTAGTGGAGAAGTCGTCGGCATTGTATGTCACCCACGTGCCCGCCTCAGTCGTATCGAGGCCTGCAAGGTAGATGAACTCACCAGCCCCGTATGTCGGGTCGGTGGCGCGGATAATGTCACCAAGTTCAGGACCCGGGGCGCGCCCGCCGGGGTTCATTGTGGACTGTGCAACCTTGGTGGACGCAATGGGCGCGAAGCCAAGGTTCGGGGTCATCGGAGTGAAAGCCATTTGCGGCCTCCTATGCTGTGTCCAAGCGGACGATGAGAACGATCAGAAAGGCGAGAGGGGCGACATAAGCCGCCCCATCATCATCACGGGGAAGAGTCATACATCTTCCACTGGAACAACGGGTTCACCTGCGTAAGCTCACCCACAAACCCGATATACTGGACCTGCGCGTCCTGGTTGATGGGCATCATAGACTTGCCAATCTTGTTGAAGTTACGCTCCGGATGGTAGCGCATGCGCAGTGAGGCAGTTTCGAGGCCGTAGGTGGTGTTGGCGGGCATATTGGAGCCGATACCGCCGTCCTGCACGATTTCAGCCGAGCGCCCTGCACCGAAGTACTTGAGCGACTGGAAGCCGAGCTTGCCAAGCGACGTTTCGTCATTGATGCGCTGGATGAGCACGGTGGCAGCGTCATAAGCCGCGTAGTGTTCAGCCGACATGAGCAGGAGGTCTGCGCCACGCTTGCCGCGCGAACGGGCCGTCATGATCTTGTTCAGGAACGGGCGGACGGTAGTGGAGGTGATGCCGGTGCCAATAGTCGCGTCATAGCTGTTCACGTCAAAGGTGGACGTGCGCCAGATCGCGTTGTTGACGCGGCTGATACCGCCGTAGGTGCCGGAGTTGGTCACGGTCGGGACAGCCAGTTTAAGGCCACCAAGTTCCTTGCCGCCATAACGGGTGCCATCGGAATGCAGCGAAGTATCAACTTCGTCCTGCAATTCCTGTTCAGCCGCCATGATGTGCGACTCCATGATATCCATCAACTGAGCAGCGCCCATATTGTTCAGGATATCTTCGTTCGCCAGCGAGACGCCGTTTGCCAGCATTTTGGGCCGGAATTCAGCGTCATTGAACAGTTCGGCGGGGGAGTTCGGCAGGTAGTCAAAGCCGTTGTACCACGTGATATTGCCGCCCTCGGCATACAGGAGGCGTTCACGAATGGTCGGGCCCGAATATTCCTTCCACAGCCCCTTGCGTTTCAGAACGGCAAGCAGGGCATTGGAGTTGGAAACAAGGTCCTGATACCCCGGCGCACGATCTTCAAGCGCCAGGGAGAGAATTTCCTGATTTTTTTCGACTGAGGTAAGAGCCATTTGGCCCTCCAAGATTTGGGGGCTTTACCCCGCAGCTTGGATAGCCTTGCGGAGCGAGTCCCGAATTGAGGAACCGGGCTTTCGGGCTGCTGGGGCTGAGCCAGCGCTTGGAGCGCCTTTGATGGATTTCGAGCCTTTGAGGGTTTGATCCTCAAGCTCTGCGGGGTTTAGATCGGCGGCTTTCGGGGATGAGCTTCTGAAGCTGCTTTCACCGAGTAGAGCACGCGCACGATCTTGCGCCTCACCCAATGCCTTAACATAAGCATCGTCGGGAAGCAATCCGTCATCGCGCACCAGTTCGGTCACCCGATCAATCACATCGGGCAGGTGCGGCTTATCAGCGGCCCATTCCTGCAAAACGCTGTTGTGGCGTTCCTGCACCTGTGTCTGCACGTGCTGCGTGACGCCGCCAACCATCTTGGTCAGTTGCGCCACCTGTTCACGCAATTCCAGAACCTCACGTGAGGGCTGTGCGGACTGTTGTGGCTGGCCCTCCGCCTGTTGGGCCCCACTGCCAAGCACGAACTCTGCATACTGCTGTGGGGTGACGCCAGCGGCCTTTAGCACGCTCTCAATGCCCTGCACTTTCTGCGCGCTGTCATTGCTGTGCAGCATCTTGTCGATTTCGACATAGCCCTTCAGCGTGGCCTTGGCATCAACGTTGCTGGTTTTGGCCAGCTCATCGAATTCCTTGAACACTTCGCTATAGCGCTGCGAGGCAGGGCGGTGCTTTTCAATGCCCGCTTCCAACTCACGGAACGCCCGGTGCGTTTCAGCCTTCACCTTGTCAGGAACGGCTTCCCATTCGCTCTTGGCCTCATTGAGGAAGCGCTTCGGCGGGGCTTTGTCGCCCTCAGCATCAGCCGTTGGCTTTGCCTTGTCAGCATCGGCCTGCACCTGTTTCGGGTCAGCCTCTTTCTCGCCTTCCTTTGCCGCGTCAATGGGCTTGGGATCGGCTGGTTTGGCGTCATCCTTGACCGGAGCTTTGGCTTCCACCGGCTTGGGCTTGTCAGTCTCAGCGGCCTTCTTTTCCACTTCGGCAGCGGCCTTGGCGAGACTATCGCGCAGACTGGGCTTTTCTTCCGGTTTGGCAGCAGGCTCTACTACCGGTTCGGTTAGCGGGGCTGTAGCTTCCGCAACGGCTTCCGGGGCGGGTTCGGCACTGATCGGGGCTTCTGAGGCCATCTGGTTTGTCATTCTATCTTTTCCGTTTGAGGGAGATGTGGTTTACTCGTTCCAGGTTCAAACCCAGGAGGCGAATGTTCCGTAACATGGTCACCTCCACGGCTTAGAATTTACATTCATCCGACGACAATTCTTTCAGGCGTGCCATCTGTGTTATCTCCGGCCATACGGAACGGGAACGGGGTGCCATATCGCTCTGATGTGTAAACTGGCAATCTCCCAGAAGTCTTTGCGAGGGCGACAAGCTGCGCTATTAGTGCGTTTAAATCTGGTGGGTCACGGCCATCAACAGAACAAAAATATTCGCGTGGTATTTCCACTCGTATTACGCCCATAACCAAATCGTCGGATATCTTCACTTCCCAACCCTCGTTATAACTTTGCGCTCGTACGTCTCCCTCGTGACCTCTCCATTGGCCAGCCTGGCGCTTGCCCGCTGAACCGCGTCCTTGATACCCTTGCGGTCTGGCTTGATCCGTTCCCGCTTTTGCTTCTGGTCGCCAATCTCCACAAGCCGAACGCCGTCCTTGTTCCCGCTGGGCATGTAGCTGGCACGAATGGCACGCTTGGACGTGTAGAACTTGCCGTCATGCTGGTTCTGCACCGGCTCCATTTCGTCACGGATCACCATAGGCACACACAGCACCTCATCGGGCTTGCGGTGGTTATCCGGCCATGCGTTCTTATCGTGCATTTCCCCACAATCGGGGCACATCACAAGCCGTACGCTGCCAATGACGGTGACTTTGTAGGTCATGACGCCAGAAACGGGCCGCCAAGCCCGTTAGCCCTCAGAACGTACTCGGCAAGGGCGCGGGTATCGTCCACGGCCTCAATGCGCTTGCCGGGGCCGTAGCCACCGGAGTGTGCAATGCTCATGTCATGGTCACGCATATCAAACATACGTTGCGCTGCCTCAAGAGCCTGTTTCTTCAGAAGCTCGTTCCCGATCCTGCTCATTCAGTATCCATAAACTCTGAGGGTTGCGCGCCGTTCGACGTCGCCGCATCATCCAACTCCATTAAAACCAAAGACCTGATTTTTTCTTGGCTTCCTGGCATGTCATTATAGAGCGTCCCTAATTTCACACCATATTGGTCAGGGTTGAGCCATACCCTGCCATAGTGCTGCATCGGCCTGCCAATTCTCGAAGTCCGGTCTTGTTCGGTCGTATGATAATAATACTTCTTCATTCAGCTTCCCCATCCTCTAGTTCACTCTCACTTTCAACAGCCATCATGTCGGCCTGATGGTTGTGATCCACCATTTTCAGTTCCATGTCGTATTCATGGCTCTGGATGCCAAGCATAGCCTCTAATTCAGCTTCAAGCGATACCCGTTCCATGTCGGTCTTGGCGCTGATCATGGCCACTTTGATCTTGGTCACCGCGTCAAGCTGGGCTTTCCACTTGTCAGCCTCAATCTTGTCGGTTGTGGCCTGTGCTTCCATCTGCATTTGCATCTGGTCAAGCTGCATACGAGTCTGCTCGGCCTGCTGGTCAGCCTGCATTTTCGCCTGCTCCAGCGTGGCTTCGGCTTTGGCGCGTTCCGTCTCTAGCTGCAATCCAGCCTGTGCCAACTGAGCATCGGCCTGCATCTTCTGCGCGTCCAATTGCGCCCGCTGTGCATCGCCCTGCGCCTTGATCTGCTCGGGTGACGGGCCCTCATTCTTGGGAGCCGCCGCCATGGCCTTCATCTGATCGGTGAATTCCTCAATCACGCCCTCGAATTCGCGGCCAACCCGGAACTGGCTATTAGCGTACCGGATGATCTGCGAGATAATCGGGGCAATCTGCGGAACGGACTGAACAGCGCTGACGCCATCACGCAACAGGCCCGACATGCCGCTGATATATTCAGTCGCACGCTGTTTCTGTGCGTTTTCGTCGGGCGCTACGGTGCTGTCCGTCTCAATGTCGAGGGCAAAGGCGCGGGTGCGATTGTCGCGTAGGAACTTCATTACCTCATCAATGGTAATGGTGTCCTTGGCTTCGGCGATTTGCTGCGTAACCTGCTGTTTGGCTTGCGCGATAACCTGCTGTGCTTTTTCGGGTTCGGCCTCGGCTTGCGCCATAAGCTCAGGATCATTCTGCGCCTCAGTCAGTTGAGCCGTGTACTGCGCCTTGAATTCAGCAACCTGCTTGGAAATGTCATCCTTTGTCGGGATTTGCATCTGCGACATATCCAGCAATGATTTTGCTGTGAAGTTCTCCGACATGATCTCGGCACAAATGCGGGTCACATCGCGGGCGATACGCACCAGTTCATCACGCTTGTCACGAATGCGGATAGAGCCGTACTGCGACTTGAGTTCCTGTGCACCAAGCGTTTCGCTGGCCTCAGTAGAGCCCCGCATGATGTCGCTGAGGCCCATGATCTGGTAAATGTCATCAATGGTCTGCTTGCGAAGCTCAATCAGCCGCACAATAGTTGATGCGACTTCATCCAGCGGCAGCCAAAGGACCATATCTTTCGCATTCGCCCCGGCCATGTTCCAATTGCTGACCGGGATCAGGATGGCGTTGTCGCTGCTCTTCTTGAACGCGGCTTCAATAGCGTCAGACAGTTCGGACGCGCCGCCTGGATAGAAGCCCTTGAGCCGCAGCCCCTCGGCTAGCGCGGAAATGCGTGCCGTATACTCGTTGATTTCCTCAAGCTGGTCTTTGTAGAACACATAATCCGGCACGGGAACGAGCGTGGACCGCTGTGTAGTGCCAAACGCGGGGCGTGGGCAGGGGAAGAAGCCTTCAAGCTCAAGATGTGGCTTGCCTTCATCCAGCAGCTTGTCGCAGCCCTCAGAAACCCACACGACGCGGTTCTTTGAGCGCGACCACAGTTCCCAGAAGCCAGCCTTTAGCCGGTTATCGGTTTCGCCTGTGATTTCATCCTTGCGGACCTCGTAGGCGGCATCCTTGTAGACATTGCCGGAGTACTTGAGGAACCGCTTGCGGGCCTCACCACGTGTCAGCCATGACCGCTTTGCGACCCAATCCACATCTGGCCATTGCCGGGCAGGATCGTGCAGGAAGTCGCGGCGGTGCACGTGCTCAATGCACGTACGCTGGCCAAGCGAACCGGGCGCGTCAGATTTGGTTTCGTAGGTAATCCACGGCACACCACGACCAACAACGTTCAGGTCATCCCGAATGGCGCGCATAGTGCCGTCGAGGTCCTGATTGTCGAATGTGACGATCAATGACCGTTCAAGCAGTTCCGATGCAATCTGCGATACCTTATGCGTACGGCTCTGTAGCTCTTGCAGCATCGGCGGCAGCGCCTGCATGGATACGCTGTTCTTGAATTTCGGTGTGACAACCGGAATAGGCGGGCGCGCATAAATCGACGGACCAAGGATTTGCACGTTGGCCCAGAACATCTGGAATTCACGGTCGCGGACGTGGCTGGCCAACTTTTCTAGGTTGGCGTACTGCCGGTCAATGCTATCGCACTTGGACTGCCAAGTGTCGAATGCCTTCTCTGCCACCTTGATCAGCGAAAGCCAGCCGGTGGCTGACTTCACATCATCGGGCGCAATGATCGGCTCTGGACCGTTTCCGGTGTCGATCTCTTCGTTATCATCATCCATCACAGGTAAAAGCCCTGTGCGTTGACGGTGTTGTTGGTGTTGCCAGCGCCAAGAGCCGGGCACGTGACCACGATGTTTGTGTCAACAGCCGATGCGGGGATGGGGTAGGGGAAATTCACCAACAGCGGCGTATTGGCCAACAGTGCGCCTGCAATCGCGGTGTACGTGAACGTCCGCGTCCCACCGAGCAAGCCAACCACAGTGACCGATACCGGCAGGGCCACGGTTGCCCCGGCTCCTGAGATCTGGAAGCCAGTGATGTACGCTGTCTTGCCCGATGCTGGCGTGAGTGTCGCAACAGCGCTGGCATTGGCGACGTTGCCAGAACCCGCAGACAATGGCGTTGCGCCGCTTGGATAGGCTGCGCTGCTCATCGGCAGGGGATTGGCTGAACTGATAGGAAGGCCGCTAGGGGCCGAATTGTCTACAAGCGTAACTGCAAGGCCCATGGCGGCGGCTCCTATGATTTGAGGCCATAATAAGCCATTTTTCAGTTAAGCGCTATAGCTTGATGCGCTTGCCCATGTTCGACCTGTCTTCCGGCATTGGAATGGAAGCATAGCCGGGCGGCGGCTCTGGCTTGCGCACCTTGACGGCAGGCCGTTCACCGCTCTGCATGCGATCCATCAGTTGCCCAACAAGTCCTAGCGCATCGACCTGGTCATCATGCACGCCAACTGGAAAGCTCATCATTTCCGATACAAGGTCTGACTTCCATTCGGCATCGCGCGGCACGTAAAGACCATTCATTGCCATGCGCCCCCGGATGGATTGCGCCCTAACAGCCTTATCGCCGCGTGTGGGGAATGCCTCACGATAGACATATGCCTTGCGTTCAATCATGCGCTTCACAAGAAACGGCCCGACACCGGACTTGATCTGCCCGGTTTCCTCTGCCCAACCGATTGGCCTCCACTTGAGCACCAGATCGCAGAATGCCTCTACCCACATATCCGACGATGTTTGGCCGCGCCACATGTCGAGCAAATACATTCTGCCATCAGGATCGATGCCGACAACAACATGAACCGTGTAATCGCCACCGTCAGATGTCACCGCATAATCGCTAGCACCGTAGATGCTCATGGTATGGCGAGCCGGGGCATCATCAAAGGACTTGACCCATTCGGCCTTGAAGTAATCGCCGCTCTCTGGTGATGGGCGCTGTTGGTAAAGAGCAGACCATGTGCGGGGCATGCGCTTGAACACATCCCAATGATCGGCAGGGAACCACTCTGGCCAGATGTACTCACCAATCTTGCGGCCTAGGGGGTCATCGGCGCGTTCGGCTTGGGCTGGAATGCAAATGACCTCCCACTCCTTGCCGTCCTTGCACACAATCATGCCCGTTTCGCCTGCATACCCATCAGGCAACAACGACCCGGCTAGATCAGCCTCGTTCCACCGCGTTTGAGTGATCATTAGAGAGCCGCCCGGCTTAAGGCGAGTCAGGATATCATCCTCGTACGCCTCAATTGTGCTCTTGCGAACCACTTCGGAGTCAGCTTCTTGCCGCCCCTTGATCGGGTCATCAATCGGAATGAAGTCGGCACGGTTGCCGGTAATGCCCGACAGGATGCCGCCACCCATGTATTCAGACCCGTTGTCCAAGGCCCATTCATCAGCCGCGCTGCTTTCGGTTGATAGCTGCGCACCCCACAGGGTCTTGAAAGCAGGCTGCTTGGCAATAGACCGCATACGCCGCCCGAACTTACGGGACAGGTCAGAGCCGTAACTGACGCCAATGACCTTGAAGCCGGGGCGTGACCCCATTGCCCATGTGGGGGCAACTACGCTGGCATATGTTGATTTGGCGCTACCTGGGGGCAAGAACAGCATGGTTCTCCCGCTATGCCGTTCAATGCGCCGCTGTGTGGCTGCAAGGATGATCTCGTGGTGGGGCGCTATTACCGTCTCGACTGGGGAGAATGTCTCAGCATCTTCGTCGCCTGTTGTTGGCGCGCCGGGCACTTCGATGTAACGGGCATAGCTAATTAAGCTTTGCCGGGCTTTGCGGCGTCTCAATAGCTCCTGAGCTGCCGCCTGCTGCGATGGCTTCAAGCTCTTCATCCGACATCCTGTTAACTTGCTTCAGTTCGCCCGTGTCACCAGCGTCCGCAGATGCCTGCAAATCCGGCATGATCTTCCTTAGCAACCCAAGCCCAGCTGATACCTGCGAAGCGCTCATGTCACGCCTTCCTTCTACGTGCTCAATAAGCGCGTTCAGGATGTTACTGTTTTGGATTTTAACCCGGTGCTCGTTTGACATACGAAACCCGGTGACACGTCCTCTAGCAGCCATTAGTCATAATCACACTTTGTTCGCGTTTGAGGCTGTGCGCAATATAGCCATGTTTGGTGCGGAATGAAAGTGGGGAGGCGTGGCCGTAAGACACCCTCCCCCGTCACTAGTAAGCCACCATTGCCCGCTATACGAGCACATTCCAATCCGGGCGCGGGTTTAACGCATTTGCGCATGGTAGCATTCGATTTCGCCAGCTAGTGATCCGGCTCGAAGGACTTGCCCAGTTGGTATTTGTTAGGCCGAATGGGTGCCTTCAACACCTCGCTGCATTCGGGCGATGGTCCGGCTGTGCAGCCAGTGCTGCGCTTCCTCGATTTTAGTCAGGGCAAGGGCGTTTTCGCGGCATGCGTACTGCCCAGCCTGGAATGAGCGCAGCCGATCAGCGACAATAGCCAGCAAGACTTCCTGCGTAATGCCATTCAGCCCGGCTTCATTGATCGGGCCGTTCTGGAAAAACAGTTCGACGCGGGTTGCAGCGTACTGCCCATGCTCAGGGTCAACCGCGCTTGGGTTGTTGGCTAGGTTGAACCCGCTGATCTCATAGCGGTGATTTGCACCACCCGCGCCGGGCGCATCGGTGACCATGATAGTCAGCTTATCGTTGGCCGGGTTTACCTTGTGTTCGTTGATCGTGCGCATTTGGCACTCTCCTTTGGTTGATTGGTATTTGGTTTGTCTAACCGCCTATATCCATTTCACTCGCCTTGCGTTCTTGCATGGTCAACAGTCTGACGCCGGAGAACAACTTCAACCGCCTCGGATTGCAGCACATATAGCACGAACAGCCCTTGAGGTGGTTAGCCCATTTGGCGTTTGGCATGTGAGGGTAAATCTCTATTGCCTTACGCTTCATTCTGGCTATGTGCTTTCGACGTTCTGCTGAATGTCCCATTGCATCCTCTTGGGTGTATGGCGTAATCCTCAGATGTACGCTTCCACGGCTTTATCCAGCAATCCGCGCAAGGCGATAAGATCGTCCTTTTCGTAGATCATGAACAGCTGCAAGTCATCAAACATCCCATCGCGCCCGAAGCTATCGGCATAGAGAGGATAGCTACAGCCAGTGCGCTCCATTTCATCGAGCCGGTCAAACAGCTGTTCCGAACTATGGCTTTCCGGCATATCGACTTGCATGGAAATGAAATCTACGGGCAGAGTTTCAAGTTTGAATTCGATATCGCCGCAATAGCACGGCTGGTATTTACGAAAGACGGTCCACGGCGGCAAGGCGCGAAAAGCTTCAAGGTTAACAATTCTCATCGTCTAGTCCCTCTTGGGTGTATTGAGAGTATCGAAGCGGGCCGGGGTTGGTACCGGCGACTCCACCGTGCCGAGGTAAGGGTATTGCCCCTCACCTCGGGGGTGGTGATTTCCGCTTAATCCACCGCTTCGATTTGATTGAGGCCGTTAGGAACCCGGTCCCTTTAATGAGTGCCATTCCCATGGCAGCCCTGCGAACCGTCGCCTCAAACTTGTTGCCCATCGGGCGAATTTTGTGCGGGTCTCTCCCCGCTTGTCACCTGCGCCGTTTTGGTCAGCTTTCGCCCCACAGCGGACGGTTCAGGTCCCAACCGCTCATCGGATGCCCATCGGGCAAAACTGCTGTATTCACGTAACACCGTAGCACACTATAGCCCGGCGTCAACATGGTTTTGCTCGGATAGGCTGTTGATCAATTCCCGTTGCGCTTCGACCAGCCGGTCTTGCGCGTATGCCAGCCGATGACATGTATAGGCTAGCCATGCAGCCGAAGCCCAGCCGATGGCTAAGCTGGCAATTGCAAAGTTAACTGGTGGAGAGCTACCGCCAATGACCACCAGCGATAAACCGATGCAAATCGGGAGCGCTGTTCCGATGACGGGTAGCCATATGCTTGGCTTGGCCACGCTCATTCCCCACTCTCCAGTGCATCGGCTAGCTGGGTGAAGGTTTCAGCAGCGGCGCGAAGTTCGGCAGGCGAGAGAGCTGCGTTGTCCGTTTCTGCTACGTCCCCGCGCCCTACAAAATTGATGCCAATAGCCACCCGCTGGCCGCGGCCATAGACAATCCCAACCTTCACCCGCCCATACACCCCCGGCTCGATTACCTTGCTCGTAGTGGTCACGGTGCGGACAGGGCCTTGATGGGCGGGTTCGATGAGTTCCCAATCATCAAGCGCCCCGGTTCGCGCTATACAACCACAATTGTCTTCGTACCAAAACCCATCGGCTTCGGGCGAATACTTCACCAAAACCACCGTCTCAAATCCTATTGGACATTTTGGAAATAGCCCTGTTGTGTGCTTCACTCGCCGCACCTTGTCGCCAACCTTGAACTTGCTCATGCCTGCTTTCCCTTCACGTTCTGCGTTTGCAACGTAATCCGCCGCTTTTGCGCCGGGGCCCAAAATTCCACCCTCCCCAAACAAATGCGTCATTCCCCATCCTCCCTTGCTGCTATCGCCCATATCCATATCAGAAATGCGGCGAAAATGATGTAACAGATAATCCATGCTGTTGTGGTCATGCCGTCACCCCTGAGATTTTCATCACATACCAGATCAAACCCCAGCCAGCGAAACTAAGGACATAAGCCGCAGCCCAATTACCTCGCGACACTGAAACGCCAATTAGCATCCCCAGTATTTCTGCCGCCAACGCCAAAACAAATGCTTCCGGGCTCATGCCGTCGCCTTCCACACATAGTCCATTGCGCCGTAATGATCGCCTGGCACGCCGGATACCTTGCCGCTGGTGCGGATGCTGTTTGCCACGCTCTCAGGTACCTTGCGTCCGCTAATGCTCAAATGCCATGCAGGGCTTCCACCAGCCTTGTCAGACGGCTTCCGGCATAGGCGTTCACCGAGGTTTTCCATGGCGAAAAGCACGTCCTTGATAGTCACTGAATTAGCCATTTTTGCGACCCTTCTTTTGCTTCACCAGCCGAACCCTGAACCACGCCGCTTTGAGCGCCTTGCGCGCCGCATCCATTCCGTGAACCGGGATGTTAAATGTCGGACCATGCGTTTTGTCAGTTTGCACGGCAACATTAAGCACTTTTGCGGCCGCCTCTATCCCCACGTCCTCACCGATCAGCTCGAAGAAATCGCCACGCTGCATGAAAACCAGCATCGGCCGCATGCTCATCGGGACGTAATCCGGCATGGCGATCTGATGCTCTCTGGCGTACGCCTGCAATGTGCGAACTGACCTGTTCATGATTTTGGGGCTTGGGCATCCAGTAATACCAACGCCCTTTTCACTGAGGCGCGTCATTATCGCCTTCGTCAATGCCGCCTTGCTGCCAATCATCGGGCCGTCAGCTATCTCGGATAGCGTCTCGCCAAACAGGTCTGAATGCACGTCCTTGGTTGATGTATCGTTCACTCTGCTGCCTCCACTTGATCGGGGAAAATTCCCCATTCATTGCGCCTGCGTTTCATCAACTCTTGATACTTTTTGTATGCCGATGATTTTGTCGGGCTGAACCCAAGGCCCTTGCACCAGAAGTCATTTCGCAAGAACGTCTTGCACACCTTGCGCCATGACGGGACCTTGCCGGAAGCCTCAAGTCGGGCCTCGACTTTATCAGGGATGCCTTCCGGATACCCGCGCTTTGACCACCAGTTCAGATACACCGCCAGCTTGTTCTTGTAATGCTCACCAGTAGTGGGCGGCATCGTATTGAGAAGATGCCCGGCGAAACTTTCGTAGGAGTGGCCATCGGGCAGCGCAATATGATGATTGCCAAGCACAGCGCCTTTCTCTTGGCTATAGAGCGCGCCTGTATTGGCCCCCGCAACCCTCAGGCTGACCTTGGCCCACATTTCAGGCTCCACAACCTGATAGAGCCACAGGCCCTTTCTGGCCTCATCCCCGAACGGCTCACAAATCCGCATCTGGTGAACCGTCATGCCGGATTGGTGCATGCGGTCATAAAGCCGATTGTATTCCAGCCCGGTTTTGCCGAGGTAAGTCCACACGTCCTTAACGTGCCAGTCGTATATCGGGTAAATGTTCCATACATCGTCAATGACGCTTGTGGTCCAAGGTTTTCCATGAAGCGTCGGCTTGTTTTTCCTCGCAATGGTCCGAAACCGGTTCAGACTTTCATCGCTGCGAATGCCCACAAATGCGGCTGTGCGCTTGCCGTCAGCGTACCACTGCCCAAACGCTGGCACGAATTCTTCGAATGAAATTCCGTCATAATAAAACGGGAATTGCTCTGGCGTTGTGATGCTTGCCTTGTCTGCCTCGCGAACCCACAAACCTTTCTTGTTTGGGTCCCAAGCCGTCCATTCCGGCTCGAACTGAGAACAAGCGTTCCATGTCTTGATTGGCAACGCGACCCAATATGGCTCAATCCACTCTGCATATTTGGCGTACATGTCGCGGACGTAATCAACGGTCAGGCTGATCTGGCATTCCCAATCGATGAAGAACAGGCCAACCTTTCGATTGCGCTTAACCGCTTCCGCCATGACCATGTGCAGCATGACACTGCTGTCCTTGCCGCCTGAAAAGCTGAGATACACCTTTTCGCATTCGTCAAAAGCCCACGATATGCGCGCCTCTGCGGCTGTCAGCACGTCCATTCCCAATTTACGCTTCGGCATAATTATCCCTCCAATGCTGTATTGCCCTATCAGCAGCCTCATTAGCTGCCGCCTGCTCCGTTTCACTCAATGTGCGCCAACCTTGCCGCGTCAGGTGCTCCGGGGAGCCCAAGGTATACGCGCACCCCGCATGGCCTATCCAAGCCTGATAGTTCAGTGACGGCGTTGTCATGGCTGCCGCCGTGGAGTTTGGCCACGCCTCGACGGCCGCAACCATAGCGCGCTCGAAAGCGGCAACGTCGCGCATAAGCTCGGCTGCGGAAGCGGCATATCCATCCCGCTCGTCAATTGGCACTTCCTTCCACATGTTGCTCTGGAATTCTTCCATCTGCGTCCAATGGAAGAACCGGCGCTTTAAGCTCGGAAGCGTCTCCGTTATCTTGTTCGTCGTCCTCAATGGCTCCCCCGGTTGTGAATTCGTCAGCCTCCCATGCCTCACTGAATTCCCGATCAGCGAACATGCTGGCAAGACCGGTAATCTGCGTCAGGCGCAATACCTCATCTGGCTCCATTCCAAGCTCAGCCGCAATCTTCTCGTCGCTCCAAAACCGCCGTTTCAATTCAACGACGATATCAGACATCGCCTCAACTTTGTGCTTCCCGCGCGCCCGGTTGTGCCGGATTGTCGCGGCCATGCGGTTGTCCTTACCCGCCTGGCTTTCCTTAATTTGAACCACCGGTAAGTAGCCGTGAACCCGTTCCGCAACGTCCTTACATTCCTTGGCAACACGGTTGCGGTGGAAGCCGTCAACGACCTCAAGCCTGCCGTCTTCCAGGTTCGTCACCACTGGCTGCGTGTAACCGTCCGCCATAATCGAGACGCGCAAAAGCTCCATTTCTTTCGGGGCTACAGAATTCGGATTGTAGTCATTGGCCTGCACGGTGCTTGTCTGGACCCAACGTACAAAATCAACCGGCTCTTCTTTGAACGGGCTAACGTTGTGCAATGCTTCTCGCACCGAGTTTATAAATTCAATGCGATCCGGCAACGGCAATTCGCTTGCATGCTGGATGACCGCGAAGATTGCAGCCTCAATTCCATCGTTCATCGTGTATCTCCCATATCGCTTTCATCCTCTCCGTCCGGGTCGCCTGCTGTGTATTGCGGGCGTCGTTTCATCAATCGCCAAGCCACAGCATCGGGGCTCATATCAGGCTCAAACCGCGCGTTTGTCTTGGCCATAAGCTGGCTGGCATTTTCGTTCAATTTAAGGCCGCGACCGGCTAAATCATCAAGGCGCTGAACTGCGCCGCGAACGAGAGCCATCGCCCTGTCTCTGGCCTCAGGCGAAACCAGCACGTCAGTTGACCGGCTTTCAATCTGTCGTGTTGCCTTGATCCGAGCGTCCTGTTCTGCATGCCGCCTATCTGCCAGCCTCCGGCAATGCCCCGCAAGCTCTGGCGGCGTGGGGGCGAAGCGAGTGTTCTGCCCCGGCACCTTGGCTTTGACAAAATCATCAACAGCCGCCTCTATGTCCGCAAACACAATCCCGTCGATTGCCTCAAGATACCGGCGCAAGGTTTCATGTGGTTCAGTGTTCGCGTTCGGAATAAAAGCCGATAGCAAGCGGTCTATCTGTCCCACTATCCGGGTCGGGTCGCTGTTCTGCAATTTTCATCTCCCTGTGAAGTTGTGCGGCGGCATCGGCAACTGTCATTCGCTTTTGAACGGCTGGAGAGCCCCTAGCAACAGGGGCGCGTTGAACGGAGTTGCGAACCCACGTTCGCCACGTTGCAGGCCAATCGAGCTTGGTTGCCGCTGCGCCAGCCTTGGCCGTCCAGTAGTCGCAGAAGTTAGCAGCTTCGGAAATGGCTTGGGGTTGGCTCATGCCGTTGGCTATTGCCCATTCTTGGTCTGGAACAAAATCGACTGGAATACGGCACCCACGCTTTTTGGAAGAACCGTTAGGTTCTTCTTTTACTTCTGTATCTGTCTCTGTCTCTGTCTCTGTCTCTGTCTCTGTCTCTGTCTCTGGTGCGTCACGCTGACGTGACGGTGACGTCACCATGCCGTCACCTAACGCTTGCTTATCGTTATGACCGCGTAACTCTCGTTTCTGGCGTTCTCTATAACGAGCCTGCCGCTCCGCTGATCTATCGGAGATAAACTGACGGTCACCCCACTTGACCACAGTAGTCGTATCCACATGCGCGGCATCGGTAAGCGCATTAACCACAGCGCGTATGTCAGCCTCATCCGCTCTGAGAAAGTAGGCGATCTCGGCGCAATCAATTTCGTAATGTCCAGCATCATCCTTCTCCGCAGCACTTTCGAGAATAGCCGACCACACCCAGACGACGCGCTCTATCGTCTGCTTAGTCCTGATAGCAATGCGGACAAGTTTGTCATCCCGAGCCATGCCTGCATAATGACGAAACCAGCGGCTCATAAAGATTCTCCGCTGCTCAATTTGTTATTGAGCATCACTGTTCACCCCTTGCGGGAATGAATTCCATCTGAATATTGTGATTTTGCATTAGCGCGTTCTCTCCGCGTTAGTGTGGGGCGGGATAGAAGCCCAGCCAGGCTCTCCCGCCCAACCAACTTAATCAGGCAGCATCGCTTTGCAAAGCGCTTCTTTCCAGTTCCCCACGAGCCCTTATTCGCAATTCGTGCTTACGCACGCCGTTTATAATGGTTGTATGGTCGCGGCCCATCTGTCTGCCAATTTCAGCATGGCTTAATGCTGTTTCGTGCTTCATTCGGTACATGACCTCATGCCTGGCCGCTACTGCGATAACATTACGGCGATTACTCATGATGTCAGATGCGGGTATCCTGTATCGCTTCGCCGTCTCGTCAACGATAGTGGACATGCGCTTAAATTTTCCAGTTGGCGAGGACACCCTGTCTAGCCCGTCCTGTCTTGGATGGCCGCTAGGGCTAAGGAACATCACGTCCCTACTGCGGTCTTTATCGGCTGGCTTTGGAGCCTGCTGCGTGATCTCTTGGCGTTTAATAAATCGGTCCGATATATCAGCGACCATCGCGTCAACTCGGGTTCTGCGCGCCGCGTCACGAGCCCTACGCCAAGCCCTGATCTTTCGCTCATACGCCACATCAGACCAGTCGCCACCTTCGCGCTCTGAGCTAAGCCCGGTTCCGGGGTCTAGTAGGACGGATATGTTGTTGGACTTCACAACATAATGAATGTTGGCAGAGTTTGTGCCAAGAATTGAGCTGATCTCGTTCAAAAATAACCCTTGCTCGGCAAGGTGTTTAATCGCAAAAACGCGGTCAAGCGTCTTTAGCTGCTTCCACAGCACGGCTTCCATATCTATCTCCCATATGGCTGAATATGAACCGTCATGCCTCCATCAGCGTCACCCCATCGGCAGGTGACGCTTTCGCATAGACGGTCGTTTTCGATGATTTTGTGGGTCTGGAGCAAATCCAGGGTTGGCTTGATGAAGTTGTCGCAATCCGAAAGCGGGTGCCGCCTGCTGCGGTCAACTGTGATCACAACGGTAAACGGGCCGGGTATTTGACCTTTGCCGTTGAAGTCCCACCCGGCAGCAGCGGCCCATTGATTGTAACGCACCGTTCGCCTGCGTCCGCGTTTGCCAGTCACGTTCTGGTTCGCATAGCAGGCGTTGGCGCTAGGGGCCACATGCTGCGTATGGATGATGATGCCGGTCATTCCAGTTCACCATTTTTGCGAAGCCGGAACCAATGGCCAATGATTGCATTTCGGCTTACGCCATGCACGGCGGCGATAAGGCTTGCGGGGGCTTTGCGATAATTGAGCTTTGCGGCCTTTTTTGCGTCGTTTCCGCAATAGATCACGGTTGGCTTCACCTTGATCTTTTTTACCGGGGAGCGCTGGCTTGCGGGCTTAACCTTGGGTGGATTTGGTGGCAGGCCCTTGCGTCGTGCCATTTTGGGAAACGGGTCCATATTTTGATAGGCCCAATTGTACAGAGCGGTGCCGCTAATATCCCCGCCTTCAATCTCGTTGACCGCAGACAGAGCCATGACCCACGTTCCGCCCGCCTTGGATACGCCATCGATAATATTTGCGCGTTGGCTTATATCTGACCATCGGCTTCTGGCTTGAGATTTGATTTTATGAGCGGCGCAATATCGGGTTAGACGCTGCCAATTCTTCCTAGTCTTTCCAGAGGCCGCGTAGATCGACATGCCGCCTTTGACCAATTCCGCCAATTCCGCCATTTCGGCAGTCTCAAACACGGGCTTGGCTTTACGGAACTTGACCGCGTGCTTTTGAGTAATGTGGATAGCTTTTTTACCAAAAGCCTCTACGGACTCGTCCTTTGAGAGATTGGCAAGGGCAATCCTGTTGGCGACTTCCGCGTTTGCCGCCATCACCTCTTTCTGCCGCTTAATACCCGTCCTGGGGACGACGATTTGCCGGACCCGCTCTCGCGTAACTCCGTACCTATCCCCAATGGCCTGCAGTGTGTCGCCAGCGGCGTATTCAGCCGCCATACGCGCGTCTCGATCTGGATGCTGTGATGTCATTTCAATTCTCCCAATTGATGTTGCAATCGAAGCTTACAGGCTACCCTGCACGCTCTACCATGAAGTCATCCGCCGACATTTCAACGCCAAGCGACCGCATAGCCGTGATGATCTTCCCGATCATCGGTATGGACGGCAGGTGCTTACGCGCCTCAATGCGGATGATTGTCATTCTGGAGCACCCAACCATTGTGGCTAGAGCTTCCTGCGAAAGTTGTGCACGTTCACGTGCCGTAGCGAGTGTGTGTTTCATGCCAAATGCGTAACATATGCTGAAACGTTTGGCAAACAGGGTTTTGCGATGCCTGTGCGATTTTTGCATAATAGGGCTTGCGCTTGTGGAATATCGCATGTTACATAGTGGTTATCGGATTAGCGAATGGGGGATGGAAATGGTGAAGAAACTTGAACGGCTCAGCGATGATCAGATCGCAAGGATGGCGGAATTCCGCGATGAATACTTACGGCGTGGGCTTTCCACCGAACCGGCGAACAGACCTGAGGCTGAAGCCGCCGTTTGTGACGCGTACCGGGCTGGGGGGCTAGAGCCGCCGAAAGTGTTTATTTGGCTGGCGTCACCTATGGCTGGGGCGATTGGCGCGGCCTTAATCTCTGGTAATTTGCCAACAGGGGCTCAGGTCGGGGAACAGGCAAGGCAAAATCACGGCCCGTGCCACACCTTACGCGCAAGAAACGTTCTCGGCCAACGTCCGGCAATTCAACCTCCACAAGCTCCCCAATTTCCGGGTCGGCATCGGAGTTGA